TATTATGCGAACTCTCAGTTATTGTTTTTTATCCGAAAAAAAGCACCAAATTACTAAAGCGATTAAGAAGAAAATAGTCAAAAGAAGAGCAAAGGACAAAATAAAACTATCATTAAATTGTGTCATTTTTTGCCAATCCATCTGAGTTTGAAAATTTTAAATCAATAACTTAGATCATTTTTTATGATCGGAAGGCATAAAATGCCAATTAAAAATCTATTGTAAAGTCTTTTGTTCCGTAACCATGCCACACTTTTAAGTGTCTCATCAACTGATTAAATTGCAGTGTACGACCACAGTATGAGCATTGCGTGTAACTCGAAGTTTGATCGCGTAAAAAACCGTAGACTACGCCTTGTGACCGAGTTGGATCGGTCACAATTCCCCTGAACGGTTTTTTTTGGTTACTTCTACGGTAGAACATATAGACGATTTTAGGTAATCAGAAAGAAAAAGAACTTTGAGAATTTGCACCGTCTACAGAACTACGCTGTAAATTAGGCTGAACATAATTATTAGCCTGATAAGATGAGTAATTCGGCTGCATCTGTTGCGTAGGAACATTATTTAATGTTCCTGTACTCACAGAAGCAGTCCGATTTTGTGTTTGAAAATAATTAAATGGTCTATCACCGTCTTCCATGAGTTTCCTGCAATCAGATTGACTCACATCATGAAGAATAGTTCCCTGCTGAGTATAAGCGACATACTTACCGTTTTTCTTCATACAACCTGAAAAAACAGGCTTAGCAGTAACTTCATATTGGATTTGAGAAGTATCAACCTCATAAGGGCGATTAGGATTGTATTTAATTGCTATGGTCTCCATCCTTACGTCATTTTTAGCCTGTAGCTCAGCGTTACGTTTTTCAGGATTTTGCAAATCAGCATATTGCTCTGGAGTAAGACCAGCCAAATAGGTATCGCGTTCAGCTTTTTGAGCTAATGTCATTTGTGACTGATCTGGAGCTTTGGCAGTGACTTCTTTATCGTTCATGTGAAGATATTTAGACGCAACCGGATAACCGATCCAAACAGCAAAACCGATGATACCTGCAACCATAGCCACACCCTTAATTAACTTAGGTGGAACCTTGAATTTATGGGTATCTAATACAGTCGATTCATACCAGTTAAAAACCTCTTTATTAGGTCTATAAATCGTAGTTGTACAACCATTTTTAAAGTTAGCTTTCTGAAAGTCATCTGGATCGGATTCAACAAAACCCCAAGAACGTTTGGCAGCAAAAGGAACATTACCATTTCGAACAAGATGAATATGCTCAGAAGTAAGGCGTCTAACATGCGTATGAATAAACATCGGATGCTGAGTAACGATAAAAATATCCTTACCCTCATGACGATGCTTTTCTAACAAAGTCATCCAAGATGGCAAGTCTTCTGTTTTACAGTTAGTCGGTACATCTCTAGTAAATTCCTGTACCTCATCAATAAAAATAACAGATGTTTCTGGTGTATCTACCCAATCCTTAAAGTGGTCAAGAACCTGATATGGAAAAGGTATTTCAGGTTTAAGTCCCCGAACATTACATAAGTAGATTGGACGTCCTTCACTAGACATATTGTTAGCAAGTTCCATCATCATTGCAGTCTTATAAGAACCAGGCTGCGCTGTAATTAGTTTAATAGCCATAAAATCAACCCGTATTAATACCGAATGCACGAATAGCTACAGACATTAGTTTTAAGCTAAAACATGCAGCTGATGCAGAAAGAATAATGTTCACGCACTGGATGAAATCTAAGTACTGAATTACTTCAGCAGCAGTACCGCCAACCGTTGAAAGCTCTGTGGCTTTCTCAACAATTTTTTGCTGCATTTCATCAACAAAAGGTTTAACCGTACTGGATAAAAACAAGTAAATAACGCCAGCCGTAGCGGTCCCCAAAATTAACTTTGCAAATATTTTAAAAACTGCATATCGAAATAAAACCTTCAGTAATGCAGCAACAATAGCCCCAATAAACAATGGCATTAGATAGCCCTCACAGTTGAGTCAAGCATCTTAAAAGCAACCATCAAAGTGCAGAGATGAAGAAGTATTTTTACTAGTGCTAACAAGTCACACCATTGAGAAAAGGGAACCGTCATAGACCCATAAATAGGAACCGTAACTGTAAAATCCTGAACACAAGCAGAATTAGAAAAAGTTAATTTATTAGATAATGCCTGCAAAGAACCTGCGGCATCTGATTGAGCATTAAGAGAACGTGGATCATCCGAAGCATCACCAATCTTTTCATACTGTGATGTATCAAAGTCTGATGAATCAGTCTTCATCATATCTTTAAAATCAGTAGTCTGTTTCTCAATAGCATTAACAACAGGCTTAACATCTGTAGTTCCGCCACCACCACCGCCAATAGGCTTATTATTGATAGCATTAACCACTTCATTAAGCTTATTAGCTGTAGAGTTGGTATTAGCATCGACAGCCGATTTAACATTGTTTGTAGCAGCCGTATTCGCTTCTACAGCCGTTTTTACAGTAGTAGCGTTAGCATTAACAGCAGCAGTTGTTTGATCAACTGAAGACTTAACAGAATCAAGTTTAGAATTAGTTGTATCTAACTTGCTATTAGTCTGGGTAAGTTTATCTTCAACACGAGAAACAGCATTAACCAATTCAGACTTAACCCAAGTCAATTTATCGGATAAAGCAGAAATAGCCCTAACAACAGGTGATAAATCAATAGTGAAGCTTGTTGAAGTAGTTCCACCACCAGTACCAGAACCAGAACCAGAACCAGAACCAGAGTTATTAATATTAGTACTACCAGTACCAGTATCAATTGGTGTACCTGAACCAGAACCCCCACCATCACCAGTGCCAGTACCAGTACCTGAACCAGTACCAGTGCCAGAACCCCCACCATCACCAGTGCCAGTACCAGTACCTGAACCAGTACCCGTATTAGAAGATTTAACACACAACGCTTGGCCATTGAATGAGCCAGAAACGTAACCAGTGCCACAGCCTGTAGGTGGTCTATTACAGTAAGTAGCACCACGACAAGTGCCCGTAGGGCTAGGAGGAGCAGCACCATCAGGACAAGTAATAGAGCCATCAGCTAGACGAGTACAACCATCGTTAGGCGGTTGATAGCAATCACCGTAAGGATCATTTTTATCGCATTGGCCTGCATCAAGTGAAGTACAAGAAGATACAGGTGTTTTAGAAACGTTATATAACACTGTACTTTGACGATTGTTAGCATGATTCAAAACAATAGAATCAGGTTTTGCTTTAAAGACACAAAACTTATCGGCTAAAGGTTTACAGCGTTGTTGGGGAATTTTACCGCCTGCATCAAAATAAACATACATTGGATAGCCGACATCTGGACATTGCAAATTAACACATTGACCGTTTTGGAGGGTTTGACCAGAGGGGCATGTAGGATCAGATGAATAAGAAGCAAAAACCTGATGAATATTAGGATACCAGCAATTTATGGTAGATGAATCAGAAACACAACCGAAAGAAGGAATCATCCAAGATGGTAACGGATTGCCATATGTACTATACATATAAGCCATATAATCAGATTTAGCAGTATCTAAAGTATAGAATTTACCTAAAACACTACCGCCAACTTTACCGTTACCCAAATAAGCAGCAAAAACAGCACTAGAGAAAGAAATTGTAATTATAAAAATGAAATATTTAAAAAACTTCATAAAAGCCCCCAACTTTTTAAATATTTAATTCTTATAAGATGGGGGTATTTCTACCCCCTGAGCTATTAGCTAAAGAAAGCAGCTTTAACCCACTTGAATACAACAGCAACACCCGCAAGACCGAGTAATGCAGCACCAACAGCAGTAATCGCAGCAGTACCGTCAGTTGTTAAAGTTGCAACTGGACCAGCCACGTCAACAGCAGCATTGGCATTAGTAATAAGCGCAGCCCCAACAGCAGCACCCAACCCAAAACGTTGAACATTAGTAAGTGTTAGAACACCACGTTTTTGATTTTCCATAACAATCTCCAAGGGTTAAAAACCCATTAGTCTAAGAACGATTTTAAAAACATAGCTGAGACCGTATAAAACTGCGAAAGCAGCAAAAAGACCAATCACCAGATCCATGTTTAAATACCCAATACATGTCGTCTGGTCCGACCCATAAATCAAACAAGCCAACATAATTGAATTCCTTTACTTCCGTTTTTTATAGTAGAGATATAAGCCCACTGGATGAGCTATTACCCCTACTACGAAGAAATACCAAACTGCATAGATGACCATTAGAGACATCCCCAATAAATAGGATTGCCGACTTGCGATTAACGCCCCCAAAAGCCGACAAATTCTTTTTATTTACACTTATAAAAATGGATGCAGTAACTAGAATGTTTTGTAAACTTTTTACCGCACTTCTTGCATGTATAAACATATTCTGTCATAGTTAAAATACACGTAAGTTATTGATTTATTTACATATTATACATTATACGAAATTAGTATAATTAAGCCTTTGATTTAATTGGTTTTATTTCATAATTTTGAAATATGTATTCGACCAATCTTTTATAGCGTTTATAGACAATAGCTCTTTGATCACGTAAATCGTTATAAATAGAAGCATCATGAATTAACTGAAGAAATAAGACTTTAGCTTCAACAGAAAGATCAAAGTCTTCATCAGCTTTAAAAGCCAATTCAACTAAAATGATTTTATGTTTAAGTTCTTTAGCTTTTTTCTCAGAGATCGGCTTACCTTTATAAAAGTAACCTTCTATTGGGTCGTAAGTGATATGAGCCATTGAATATAAACTTGCCATGATTAAGAACCTGTTTTACGAATAGGCTTAAAATGAAAATCTGCACGTAACAAAGTGAGTTCAGATTTTGGATAAATCTTTAATCGCAATTTTGACGGACGATTTCCCCAGTAAATTAATTTCATGCTATTTTTGCTCCAGGTTCTTGAGCTTTCTTTTCTTCGAGTAGGTTCAAGACCTTGCCATCACCAGATGTTCGGTAGTAAACATTGCCATCAACAGCTACTAAACCGACTGGCAAGTAAATCTCTTTATTCTGATAGCACTTGTAATATTCAAGCATGTGATGATGCTCAGGATCGACTTTGATTGGTTGAGAACAATCAACCATTTCCTCTAAACCACGGTCAAACTTCTGTGATTTAAAAATAAGACGCATGTTTGGCTGTGCTGTCTTAGGATCTGGTTTTACTTCTACTTTTAGAAGTTTGGCATTAAAAATAATTTGTGCTGACATGATAAAAATCCTTATGCAATGCGTAATTCACGCTGATTAAATGTAGATACTGGTTCAATGAAATTATCTGGTACTTGCTGATCGAATTTGATCTCTAAATATTTGATAAATGGAATAACGTTGTTCTTAGCTTCAGCTTTTAAATTCTGAAGGAAGATTTTAGAAAAGCCGCAAGAAATCAAATCTGAAATACGGTCACAGAAACGTGTATTACTCGTTTCTTTCTTAACTGCTTCATAACCTTCAGCTTCAAGTTTTTTATAAAAATCAAATAGATTTTTAATCTGTAATTCAGAGACTTTGGTCCCTTTAGTAACCTTTTTAAATTTATTAGAAACAATTACATAAGCCGTAATATGATCGAGGTTTTTAATTGGATCATCTGAAATAGTTTTCAAATAATCCTCAGATAAACCACAAGAAATTAAATCACCAATATATCTAAAATATTGATCTTTATATTCTTTTTTAGCTTCTACATGACCTTTATCTTCAAGATACATATAAAATTTAAATACTTGATCGGCTTTAACAAATGAAACCTTAGCTTGTGATTTAACTTTAGATAAATTAACGGAAATTTGCTGTCTAACAGAATCATGATCGGTCGCTTTCATGGTATGACCCTCGAATGCTTTTAAGATAGATGAATTGGCTTTGACCCATAGGTCGCGTAAGAAATTTGGATGTTGACGTTGATAACGAATTAACTGAAATAAATTGGTTGGAATATCTAATTCACGTAGTGCATATGCTTTAACCCCAGTTTCAAAACGTAGCAAGCCTTTGGCAAATTTCTGCAATTCAGGATCAGACATGACCTCGACAACGCGTTGAGCGTTTTTATCATTCTTCTTTGCTAACTTAGTTAGCTCTTCTAATTGATGATCAAATTCGCATGATTTGCCATAAACTTTACGAGCAAACCGTTTAGAAGACTGAGCACCGAAATAAACTGTATTTTTATAATAAGAACCTTTGGTCGACTTACGCACATATTGAGTTGACATGTTACGCATGAAATCAATTACTTGCTGCACTTCATCATCATTTCTTAAACGAGCTGAATAAGTAACATCAAGATGCTTAACCTCAGTAGAACTAACATCAAGCATTGCATATAAATCAGGATGAGTAATTGCTAAATAGCCAAGCATCTCAAGAGCACCCTGCTCTATCCAGTCTGTACCATAAACATTATGACCCTGCAAAATCTTCGCAGGACTACACTTAAGCTCAACATATGGATAGTAATAACCTTCATGAAAGAACTTAAAAGCCATTTCAGTAAATGAAGTCGGAAGTCTAGAGTACGGATGATTTAAAACTTTATGGCAAACATTACCATCATCATCTTTATAAACAGAATGGGAAGAAATACGAATATCAAGATCAAGTAGGTCAAAACCAAAAATGCAATATTTACCATCTTCTCTAACATCAACTAGAGAGGCATCAACAGGTATATGCAAAACGGCTTTATCCAACATAACCACCCCAAAATCACAAATGAACAAATCACTTTTTAGTCATAATACAGAAATCACATATAAACACAAGCACAAATCACAAATTCATTTACAATTTAAAAATCAACTGAGGAATTAAAGATGGCTAAAACATTTAGATTTACAGACGAAGAAGAAAATGCACTTAATGAGACAGCATTAAAAATAAATAGAGACCTTGTTAAAGCAGGTAAAAAACCGCTAAGAGATACGGAAATATTCCATGAGATTATTAAACAGACACTTCTTGATGGTTCTATCGATATCACACGTGAAGGATTGCTAAAAATAGAGTTAAAAAAAGAAAAATAGTGATATAAAACAAGGATATATGTAAAAATAAAACATATATCCTTAAAAAACAATAAGATATTAAGAAAATATCAAACGATGTAGTATTCAAGATTCATTAAAATTCCCATTTTCGGGAGTAAAGTCCACCACTAGAGAAGGTGGACTTTTTTACCCTCAGACACCAAAAAATATTCAGAAAGGTCAGGCGCGACAAGTCGCTGCCCGCCCTTTCCTCTCCCTCCAGTTCGCATAATGAAGATTGATGTTAAATGCCTGCAAGTGCAGGCAAAAGCATAGCATCATTGACAAAAAAGCTAATTCCAAATTAATGAAATTAGCTTATTTATCAATGACTAAGGCAAGTAACATAATCTAGT